AAGGAGCAAAACGATGACCAAGAAATTCGAACTAATTGCAGACATAAAAAAGCACGGGATGATCCCCTGCGCCCTGGTTTCCAGTGATGGCGAATGGTCCCAGGTTTATTTGTCGAAGGCAGTCCCGCACCCGCATTATGGCGCGACCCGGTTAGTGACAATCAAGAGTGATTGCGTCTTCGACGGGACTGACGATTTTACGGATCACCTGAGCGAGACTCAGGATTTAAGGGCCGGATAGGCCGAAGGAGTGAAATATGACAAATGAATTAGCACCACGACAAGAGCGTTTTATCATCCAGACAATGGATGACGCCGAAAGGGCCGCCAGAGCGATGTCTGCCAGTGGCTTCTTCCAGGATGCTCGTCAGGCCAGTCAGGCGGTGGTAAAGATCCTGGCTGGCCAGGAATTGGGTTTCGGTCCGTTTGCATCGATGACCGGGGTTCACATCATCAAGAATAAGCCGGTCCTTGCCGCTAACCTGATGGCCGCCGCAGTGAAGAGAGGCGGGAAGTATAACTACCGGGTGGTCGAGCACGGTTCGGACGTTTGCGAAATTGAGTTTTTCGAGAATGGCGAGAGTGTTGGAAAGTCCCGTTTCGATAAAGGGGATGCCCAGGCCGCCGGATTGCTGAACCGTGACAACTGGAAGAAGTATCCCCGCAATATGTATTTCGCCAGGGCCCTGAGTAATGGCCAGAAGTGGTATGCGCCGGACGTGTTCGGTGGGACCACGGTTTACACGCCTGACGAGTTGGGCGCCGACGTGGACGACGAAGGAAATGCGGTTCACGACGCTAGTGTAGATCCACGTCAGGCCCGACTTGCAGAGACTAAGGAAATGTTTGAAGTCCGGGAGCCTGAGATCATAGAAGGAACAGCGACCGACCAAGTGACTCGGCCGTTATCGGCTAGTGCGGTCAAGAGTTATTTGCACTCGAAGGCCGACCGATACGACGATGAAGGCCGTACTGCCAGTGATGCTCAAAGGGGCTTGGTGGTAGGGATCCTGGGACAAGCCACGAAGGGAGACCAGGAGCGGTATGCTATGACCAGTTGGCTCTGGGGAGTGACGTCATTCAAAGACGTGACCGACGGTCAACTTCTGGCGATGTTGGACTGGTTCACCCTGGAAGATGCTGACGGTGGTGGTTATATCCCGTCTAAGGATGCAGAGACTGAAATGGGCCGGGTCCTGAAGGCCGTTTTATGGACCAGGGACAAATGGAATTGATGGAGGATGAAAATGGTTAGCTTAGACGTGACAAAAGCCCTGACTATTATCAGGCTGAAGATGGAAGCTAAAGAACTGTACGAAGAGATTGACGTCCTGACGCGTGAGATCCTGGAAGAGTTCGGGGAAGGTCGGTTCGACTTCGAGATCCCGGATAGCGGGAGCGTGGACGGGTCCGTGTATCATCTGGCTGAAAAACTGAGGGAGAAGGGCGGGTACTTCTATATTGAGATCTTGGATAATGCCCGTCGTTTGATCCTTGGTGAGCCGGTATTCAGAACGATGACCGTGGCGCCGGTGTCATTCAAGCATCGGACACTGAAGAATAAACCGAAATCGATGAAATAAAAGGAGCAAGAAATGAAGTTTTCAAAAGATTCACAACTTACCAAGCTGTCTCAGGATATCGAGAGACTGACGCGTGTCGTTTCAGAACTACGCGCCGAGAGAGACTCTATTTCCGAGCAACGAACGCTCGAGGACCGGGTCACGAACCTGAAGAAGCAGGTCTCAGATCTGGAAATTACCCGCGACCAGAAGCAAGAAGAGTTTGACCGCCGGGAACGTGAACTAACTCACATGATTGGACTTGAGAAAAAACGCCAGGAGGTCGAGATCGAACAGGCCTCACAAGATGCCCGTCTGACGGTCCGTGAAGAGAATTTGCAGTCTGAGAGGGAGCAGTTCGAAAGTCAGATGGAATTCCGGGCGGAGCAGTTCGACGGTCAAGTGGAATATCTTCAGGACATAATGAAGAAGATTCTAAACCGCTTGCCGACCGTGTCAGTGGATAGAAATATTGTCGAGAAGGAAGCCGAAGATGATTAAGTCATACACGACTAGTACGACGTCGGGAACGAGTTGTGATTACAGGGTTACTTATGTGGACAACAGGGTCTCTTTTGGGTCATTCACCGAAACGACCAATAAAAAGAAGAGACCCGACACGCCGGAAGATTGGCTCCGTGGTCGGGTTGAAGAGATTTGTGACCTAGTGGATTTACAATAAAGGAGCATAGCATGAACGATGCTGATAAACTGAAATATATCCAAGAGTTACTGGACAAACCGTTCGATGGTTGGACGGGAATGACGCCGATGTTACAAGACTCGGCCGACTTGATTATTCGAGGGTACTCCCCAGCTGAGCAAGTCAAGATCACGGGATTGAGCTTATCCACTGTTGTGGACCGTGGCAAGAGGGTTGCCAAGATCCTGGGAATTCCACAGCGCAAGGTTCCGAATTTGGTCCTGGCCCAGATCCGGGACTTGGTAAGTGATGAACGGTAAGTCAGGTCCAGAGTTGGCCCGGTTGAATCTTAGGATGATCTGCTTCGATCTGGGATTATCTCCGCCGGGTAAACTTTGGAAAGTCAAGGAGCGGGACCTTGTCGGCTTGGCTGGAAAGCTATCGGTCGTGGTTGGCAAGGATCCGCCCTGGACGCCAAACTATTTATACAATGTGATCCGTGGCCACCTACTACCGTCCGGCATACTGACCAGGGCAATATCAGCTTATGTGGACGTTCTGAATGGACTACCTGCAGCACTGGCCGGAATGGAGCCGGTCACGGTATACGCCAAGCCCGGGACGGTCCGAGAGTATACGATTATTCGGGGTAGGTCCCGGCTATGTGCTAACCCTGACTGTCCGATTAGCTTCTATCCCAGAATCTATAATCAAATTTATCACGATAGGGATTGCCGAAGGAGTAGGAAAAGATGAAGTTTATTCTAGTTGTTTACGGTTGTGGTTTCGTCGCCGTTTTAATAATAGCCCTGATAACTACACAGGACGACAGGGATATTTACAAGCCCGGCAGACTGGTAATTGTCAATTATCTGCATGGGCTTTTGGTGTCCGTGTTTTTGGCACTTATATGGCCTGTTATTTTTGCGTATGGGCTATTTAGCCGTCAGGAGTAAAAGATGAAAATCAATAGCTTGGTTCCTCCCGGGCCTGGTCCTACCTACGACCGGGAAATTGCTGAATCATCATCCTGTTTGAAATGCGGTGGTGACTGCGAATTCGTCTCTCACTACGAAAAGCACGACGATGGCACGTACGTTTATCAGGCCTTCGTTGTATGCAAAAAGTGTAAAATCTATGAGGAATTTTAAATATATAGAAAGGAAATTGAAATGAGCCAAATAGGAGTGGCTGTAATGTATGGAATGTTATTTGGAAACAAGAATTCGATCGAGGCGTTCCAGGGGTCTTTGAATAAAGTAATTGCGGTGATTGACTTATCCGAAGATCGCCTGCTATTTACTTTCGCTGATGGCACAAAGATGAAGTTATCCGACGAAGGCCAGTCGTGTTGTGAGCATCGTTATTTACATACGGACGATGACATTCAGTCATTTGTGGGTGCTACGTTGATGGGTGCCGAAGTAAGAGAAGCGTCTGAGCCTGACCGCGGATATGATGTTCACGAAATTGCATTCTTGGTGGTTAAAACCAATAAGGGCTCTTTTACCATCGAAACCCACAATGAGCACAACGGATATTATGGCGGTTTCTTAGTGAGGGCCGCAGTTGTGGAATAAGTTTATTTTACAAAAGTGTGACCCGAAAGCCCTTGACAGATATACCCAATGGTGGTATCATTCTTATGTAGGACGGGACCTTACAAAACGAGAGATCGGCTCGAAGGACGGGAACACCTGTGACTAGGAGTGACCGGGAACGGTGAGAAAAGAAGTCGAAGCTACAAACCAGTGATACAAGTCCCCAGATCCGAAAAGTCCATAAATAAATAACTGATCCACTATCGCCAGGGGATTACGGCTGATAGTGGTCACGGATTATTTATTTAATCAAGGAGTAAACGATGATCTATTTTCAAGGGTGCGGGTCCCCCGCAGAAGTGAAGTCTCGTTACCGGGATCTAGCGATGGAGCATCACCCGGACCGGGGCGGAAATACTCGGACCATGCAGGACATCAATGGCGAATATTTGGCCTTGTTGAAACGCTTAGACGGGTATGTCTCGACTGACGAAGTGGGCAAGGAGCATAAATATTATTACAACCCGGCCCGTGAACAGTCGGTGATGGACAAGGTTGCTGAGTTGATCCGACTACGTCTACCTGATGACGTGTCGATTTGGATCGTCGGCGTCTGGATCTGGGTCCGTGGAAACACGAAACCGGTGAAGGGTAAGATCAAGTCTATCGAAGGCATGAAGTGGCACTCGAAACGATTGTGCTGGTATTGGAAGCCCTACAAGGGCAAGACCTATTTTTCCGGGGCATCTTTCCACAGCTTGGCATCCGCTTACGGGGCCACCCTGGTGGACAAAGGATCTCAGGAACGAGAGCGGGTCCCTGAGTTGGTCGGAGCCTAAAAGGAGTTGCTTATGACATACGAGGAATTCACTGAGAAGTACGAAGATGCGTTTCGTAACATGACGTAATACGGACTGTTTGAGGTTGGCAGTCAGCATTACTTAGAGAAAATGATAGCTCTAGCCGATGAATATCCAGAGTATTTGGAGCGTCTCGAAGCTACGCCGCCCGGTTGAAACACGCTAGGACTCACGACTTTCGGGTCGTGGGTCCCCAGGGTATTTTCAGCCCGAAAGGAGTGAAAGATGACTAAAATTTTAGATTGGATGGACGCTCTGGTTCGAAAGTATAACCCAGAGTACGACGTGCCGACTGGTCCTTTGGTGACGTTTGCGGATCGTCAGATGATTGAGGCTATCCGTGAGTTGCACAAAGACGTTGAGGATCTGTAAGAGCGGGTGGCCAGAATTGAGAGTGGCAGACAACCTGCTGATGAAGGGAGCAAGTGATGGAGAGTCTAAGAGGTTATGATCGCTGGAAAACTTCCGCCCCGGACCCGGTAGACTGGGTCGAGTGCGTGAAGTGTGGCGAAGTAGTCGATGTTTCAGACGCAGAGCCTATTGTCGTTGATCCACAAAAGGACGCGGTAGCGGTTTGCATCTGGTGTTATGAGGAGTGACCGATGACTGGATATGATCGATATTTGGAAAAGCAATTTGGATGGACCGGGTCATTTTATACGACCCTATTCGACGCGATATCACTCGCCGACAGGAAGAACACGTCGAAGTTGGCCGAAGGATTCCCTGAAGAGGTTGATGCTTATCGGATCTTCACACAAGAAGGACGGGATGCTTTCCTGGCGAAGTGTGATCCAGGCCACCCGTTAGTAAAAAAAATAGCGGAAGGAAAGGCCTACTTATGAACGTTTCCCCGATTGAAGCATACGGATTGTTTGCGATAGCAGGGGTGGCAATCGCCCTGATGATTTTTATCGCAGTCACAGAATAGTGGAATGCCATTACAAGTCGGGAGACCGGGGCGAGTGATGGATAAAACAAAGTAACCGAAAGGAGAATCTCTTTCTCATTCAGTGGCCACCGGAATACATTAAGCCCCGTCCAAAAACGGGGCTTTTGTGCTATGCGGCGAATATTGATTTATTAAAGGTTATCTGATAGGCTTGTTTTGGTAGGGAGCATAAAAACCATAGTGAAAGGACAAGCTAGTGGAAGATTCAGACCCGCTAATCGAGTTGACCGGTCGGAGTGTTTTGACTGTAAGATATCCGAGCATATCATCAGGTTGGAGGCAGAGGGTCCTACTCAGGTCCGATGCTCACCACGACAGCACTAAATGTATGCGGTCCCTAGAACGCCAACACCTGGAAATGGCAAAGGAGCATAAGGCACTAATTTTCGACTTCGGGGACACGTTCGACGCAATGCAAGGGAAGTTCGATCCACGCAGGACCTTGGAAGAGGTCCGTCCAGAACACAAGACAAATAAATATTACGACGTGATTGTAGATGATACCGCCGACAATTACGCCGACTATGCTGATAATTTTGCGATGTTCAGCAGGGGGAACCATGAGACGGCGGTACTTGATAAGGTCAATACGGATCTAATCTCTAAGCTAGTCCACAAGATGAACACCGAGCACACCGGCGAAAATCACCGCATATTCGAGGGTGGTTATGGTGGTTATATCCGCTTCATGTTCACGATGAACAAGACCCGGCGCCAGCAGTTGGTCCTGAAGTATCATCACGGATCTGGTGGCACAGCCCCGGTGACCAGGGGCGTGATCCAAACCAACAGACAGGCCGTATTTAGTCCTGATGCTGATATTGTAGTGAACGGTCACAATCATCAAGCCTACATAATGCCAATACCAAGGGAGCGGATATCAACACACGGCAAGATCTTCCAGGACGTACAGTGGCACATCAGGACTCCCGGTTATAAAAACGACTGGATTGACGGGCACGAAGGGTGGGCGGTCGAAAGGAATACCGGTCCCACGCCCCACGGTTCGGTGTGGCTTGAGTTTAGTTATGAGCAAGACAAATTAAAAGTAAAGGCAATTCCCGAAATAGAGTGACGGTTTTACTTGAAAAACGAAATAGTATATAATTGCATTCACCCAGGGCGCATTCATCGTTCTGGGGCCTCCTTCAGGGGCGGGGTTCCTTACAGCCTCGCCCCATAAATCTATGAGCTTCAATAACTATTACCCAAATCGAAAGGACTGGCGCAAACCGTACACTAAGTCGAAGCGGTTCGACCCGTCTTGTCGCAATCATGGCAGTTGTGGATATTGTGAAGGGGGTCGATTATATCAGTACAATAAGGCAAGAGAGGGGGCCATGATTGATATTGACGATTACTGGAACGGGAGAGATATAGAGAATGTATTAGATGACCATGACCAGCACTTCTGGCAGATGGAGAGGAACTGGGACTGGTGGCTTAGCGAAAGATACGGAGCATAAACATGACGAAAATCACCTGGGAAAATAAGCAGATGAGGTTAGGGGATTTGATCGAGTGGGAGAAAAATCCTAAGCAGATCTCTTCTGAAAATGCGAGACGACTTAGACAATCCTTGAAAAAGTTCGGTCAAGTTGCACCTTTGGCGGTGGGTCCTGGCGGGGAGTTATACGACGGACATCAGCGGAAACGGGTCTGGTCCCTGGCGGACGAATACGGCCCCGAACTAATGGTAGACGTCCGAGTATCGTCCAGGGCCCTGACGGACGACGAGCAAAAAGAATTGACGGTCCTACTGTATAAGGGGGCCACGGGCGAAACTGATTTCGACCGCTTATCTAGCTTCTTTGAGGTGGATGATCTTCTCGAATGGGGTTTCGAAGAGCGGGAGCTAGGTCTGGGCGCCATGATGGATTTCGTTCCGTTCGAAGGAGAGGGCGACGGCGGCGGGTCCATAGTTGCTAACGGGCAGACTCTCAGGGTCGTTCTGGGGCCCCACATGTTCGATTTGCGGGGCGAAGTAGCAGGGGCCTACCCCAGGTTAGGGGAGATAGACGAAGAGACGGTCAGGGACGCAGTTGTCGAGTTGGTGCAGGGGTTGGTATGAAGTACGCTTATCCCCAATTGAGTCACAAGTCCAGATTTTTGACCTTCGGGCTGGTCAAAAATATCCTACAGGCCACCGGGCATGAAGTGGTTCAAGATATTACCGATGACGTGGACGCCGTTCTATTCTCCGCTTGTGATGTGATGGATATGCGGAAGCTCCGACAGGTGCGGCAGTCTACGGACCGGACGGTAATTGTCGGTGGCCACTACGGAATGAACTTCTGGTCCGCAATCCAGTACGCGGACATTGTTTGGCTTGGGGAGATATTCGATTTCGCCGGCATGAATAATATAGCGGATATTTCAAATAGCGCATCTTCGTATGCTGGGTCTGAGAAATGGGATGATCTTGTTGTTTCGTCCCGCATAGATTGGGACTTGGTTCCCGTCATCCAGGAAAATAAGAATAGAGCCTACTACTGGGGCGGATCTGGATGCCAGAATAATTGTAAGTTTTGCTACACGTCATGGACGCACGATCATCAGGTCAATACGGCTGACCGGATCCAGACGGCAAAGGCCGTGGCAAGAGACAACAAGGTTTATTTGATGGTGGTCGCAAATGAATACGACTACGACCCGGAAACGCAAACCAAGGATATGCTACTTAGGACCTATTTAAAAACGCCGGTCCGGGCCGGATGGGTTCGCATTGGGGTTGAGTTCCCCACCGAGCAGACCAGGAAAAAAATGGGCAAGCCATTCACTAGGGACGAATTGTTTGCCGCGTTCCAGAAGGCCGCTGTAGAGAAGGTGAACCTGAGACTGTTCCACATCGGCGGGTATAATCCGATTGAAGAGTGGGACCAGTACATAAGTGAAGTCACTGAAATGTCAAGCCGGGCAGGGTATGAGAGTTTTCTGAACCTGAATTTTACTAATCTGCAATACCAGAACTACACGCCATTATACAGGGAACGCAGAAGCGTAGATCCGGCGAAGTATTTGACAGGCGACGACGTAAAAAGATGGTACGACCAAATAAGACAGTACACGCCCCACGTGTTTATAGGGCGCCCGTCTCCGTTTGGGCACGTGGCTTGGCGTATGGGAGTAGAATTATCACGGACCCAAGAGCAAATGAAGTTCTGGATGCCGAAATATAACAGGCGGAATAAGTTCCCGCCCGATGAAATGCTAGATTGGTTATCTGACACCGGCGTATTTGACACGCCCAGGGTGTCGCTGAAACGGAGATCTGGAAAGATTAAGGTGATTGGTGGTGCTGGTCCATGACGATATCTTTCAATGCGTCCACCGAAAATTTCTCCCTGGTCATAGAGATAAGATCCCTAAGCGGTATGGGCTCTTTTATTTCCGCCCCCTGTTCGTCGGTCATTGGAAACCCGCATAGTTCGCTAGGATGGGACCGCAGAAAACGCCAGGAGTCGTCGAACCTGTAGACGTGGGACCCGAAGTTCCCAGGGTCGCCGGTGAGCGCCTTTCCCGAGCATCTATTATAATAATTGTGAGGTTGGGTGGAAGGTGGTTCCCCTGGGTGTAAAACTCCCACTGAGTTGCATAACGGACATCTGTGCAAATTCATCATTATTTTGCCTCCACACTAAGTATAACATAGAACCCCAGGCAGAGAGGACTAAAATGGACGAAAATATTTTCATATATGGGCTAAAAGATCCCAGGACTGATGAGTTTTTTTATGTCGGAAAAACGAACAGCCCCTCTATCAGATTAGGCGGACATCTACAAGAGAGGGGAAACAACGACAAATTTAATCGTATTACATCGATAGTAGAAGATGGGTTACAGCCCGAAATGGTTATACTTGAAAAGGTCGGTACTGACAATTGGCCAAAAATAGAGCGGGACTGGATATCTCAGGGTAAGGCTAAGGGTTGGCCGTTGGTCAATATATCAAGTGGTGGCGGAGGGAAAAAACCTACCAGGAAAAACGACGGTATGGAGTATTATTTTACTGACGAAGAATTGACAATTTACGACAATCTTGACAAAGAGACCCGCTATAAGATAAGTTCAGCCATTACAGTGAAAATGTTACAAAAATCAAGGCCCGTAATGGAGTATCTTGGAAATGTCGATGAATACATTCCAGGGGAAGAAATGAAAGACGGAGCCCATTTTGCTACCAAATTACTAGAAGCTTATGGGACCGAACGGTTTACGTCCCTGATTGATACGGCATATTCCGAGTATCATAAATTAGTTGGCGAGAGTTAGAAATTATGGCTAAAAGAAAAAGAACAGCGGCTCAAATGTCATTGGACCTAGTCGAGATCGAAACCTTGTCACTACAGGGTAAGACGCTCCACCAGATTGCGAAGACTATTTCAGCAGATCGTGACTATGATTTATCACCTCAGCAGATCCAGTACGATATGAAGAAGTTGAAGGCCATCTGGGAGAAGGAGTCGGCGGCAGAGATTAGCATCGAGAAGGGAAAGGCCCTGGCCGAGATACGGATATTGCAACGAGAATATTGGGTCGCTTGGAAGGACTCCTGTAAAGACGCTGAAACGATACGCCAGGAGGCTGCAGATAAAGAGGTCCAGAAGGTTGTCAAAACGGCTAAGGGACAGTCTGGGGACCCCAGGTTCCTAGCTGGTATCCAGTGGTGTATCAATAAGCGGTGTCAGATATTGGGCCTGGACGCTCCGAAGAAGATCGATCATTCGGGAGAATTGCAAGTCAAAGGATATGCGGAAGTAAGTCCCGACGACTGGGATAATGAAAATTACAGCGGTATATAAACCGTTGCCCTGGCAGATTGAACCGTGGAAGGATAGGTCCCCGGTTCTTTTGCTAACTGGCGCCGCCGGTGGGGGAAAGGCGCTTCACGTAGAGACCCCGATTCTGACCATGAAGGGGTGGCTTACCATGGGAGAGATTCATCCCGGCGATGTTGTCTTTGACGAGAACGGGGAGCCGTGTAATGTGGTTGCCGTATCTGATGTTATGACCGGACGTCCATGCTATAAATTAAAATTCAGTACGGGTCAAGAAATAATATCTGATGGTAGTCACGAGTGGTTTACCAGGACCATCAAAGAACGCAGAGCGGAGAGCGAGAATTTGAGAAGGGGTATTAATGCTGGACGCACTTATGGGAAGGTAAGAACCACTATTGAATTGCTGGATACCGTCTCTGTAGGTAAAACAAAAAAGCGGTCTAATCATGCGGTACGCATTGCCAAGCCGATAAAATCACCACAGAACGAGCCCTTGTTTATACCACCTTATGCTCTTGGTGCCTGGTTGGGAGATGGCCACAGCAAGAGTGGAGACATCACCTGTCACATTGATGACGACGAAATAATCCAGAATGTAATTGATTGTGGTTACAAAAGGGGTAAAAGAAGAGGGCAATACACGACGCCGATAGTTGGTCTTGGGTTCGAGTTGTCCGAAATGGGTTTGATAAATAATAAGCATATTCCTGATGAATACTTCACTGCATGCCATAGCGACAGAATGGCTCTTCTTCAGGGGTTGATGGATACCGACGGTAGCATAGACGTAAATGGCCGAGTCGAGATATGCCAAGTGAATCGCAGTCTAATCGTGGATATTCAGAGATTATTATCGACCTTGGGTATAAGATCCAGCATAATAGCTAATAGGGCCGGATATCGAGGGTACAAAACGAATTCGGCAGGCTATTTCGTGGATTGCGGGGTTCGATACAGAATCAGTTTCTACACAAACAATAAAATATTTAGGCTTAAGCGGAAGAGGGACAGGTGCATAGCCAACACGACCGATCGGATAAATTGGCATCACCTTAATTCGGTCACGAAAGTTAAGTCTGTTCCTGTAAGGTGTATTCAGGTTGGCAGCCCTTCTAGGTTGTATTTGGTTGGAGATACTCTGGTTCCTACGCACAACTCCAGGGTGGCGGCCGAGAAGGTTCACGCCTTCATGTTGAAGTATCCGGGATCTACGGGAATAATGGGACGAAAGGACCGCACTTCAGCCAACAAGTCGGTGGTCCCCTTCATGCGGTACACGGTCCAGCAGGACACGTCCTGGGGCGCGTACAATAAAGCCGACGGATTATTTCAATATCACAACGGGTCCCAGTTATGGGTTGTCGGTCTGCGTGACGAAGGACAGCGGGAAGGATTGCGGTCTATAGGCAAGGATGGCTCAGTCGATATTGCCTGGATGGAAGAGGCCAACAAACTGTCTGAGGATGACCACAACGAGATATCGGCCAGGATGCGCGGCACGTCTGGGGGGTTTAGGCAGCGGATCTACACGACGAACCCGGACGGCCCCGAACACTGGATAAAAAAGCAACTGATTGACGGCGGGAAGGCCACGGTCTATTATTCCCGGCCTGAGGACAACCCGTACAATCCCCAAGATTATATCGACACGCTGAAAGGATTGACGGGCGTCTCTTATGAGCGGTTATGGTTGGGGAGATGGGTCCAGGCTGAGGGGGCGGTATATTCTGAGTACACAAGCGCACAGCATTTGATCGACTGGAAGGATATCCCGGATCTGGTGGACGGCCGGTTACCCACTGACGGCCGCTACATTGTCAGTATTGACTTTGGACATACCAACCCGTTTACGGCATCTTTGTGGTATATTGATGGGGACGGAAAAATGTACTTGGTCCGACAGGTGTACTACACGAAGCGGACCGTCGAGGACCACTGTCCCGCAATTCGGAAAATGATTTCGTCCGAGACCGCCCTGGAATGGGCAGATCGAAATGTCCCGGAAGATGACGAAAAACAGCGGGACCTTTGGCTAGCTGATCCTGAAGAGGAGATCTATAAGCGGACCCGGAAACTACCGATTGAAGAATGGGTCACAGATCACGACGCAGAGGACCGGGCCACTTTAGAAAAGCACCTTAATATCAGAACGAAGGCGGCGTATAAAGCCGTATTGCAGGGGATTGAAGCTGTGAAGGGGCGGCTAAAGAAAAGCCGTCTGTTCCTGGTCCGGGGAGCACTTGTCGAATTAGACAGCAAGTTGGAAAGGGATAAACGGCCGACCTGCACTATTGATGAAATAGCAGGTTATCGGTGGAGCGACAAGAAGCAGGACACCCCCATAAAAGAAAACGACCACGGTATGGATGATTTGCGCTACGCCGTTGCATTTGTAGACAAGATCGACCGGTCCAGCTTCACCATTGGCGGATCGGCGAAGATCGACAGTTATATAAAGAGCGACAGAGTGAAAGACGAAATTGGATTTTAGCTTGGGGATGACAGGCTTCGACTGACTATGTAGTATGAGGTGTGTCTCTTATCAGAGGCCGAGCCGGTAGTCAGGATGCGGGTTCGAGTCCCGCCATCTCCACTGAGATATGACAGTATCACCACAAGATTATTATATTTAGGATTATCCTAGGGTTTATTGCCCTGTGGATCTTTTTGTAATAAGGAGTATTATTGATGGCAAGAGCTAAACTGCTTATGAACTTCGATCCGCCAGAAAACAATTTCGACGTGGAGATTGGCGGCAGGGAAAACGTAGAAAAGTATTACGCCGCGGTCCAGGCCGTTTTCCCAGAACTATTCCCAGATAAGGTGTTCACATGGCAAGAAGAATATGACCTGCCAGATGTGACGATACCGTTATTTGAGTGGCCAACATCTTCCAGTAACCGATGGATCACGCAGTATTTTGGGGAGAATGTTGAGCTTTACAGGAACGCACTGGGAATTGAGGGTGGTCACAACGGGCTGGATCTGGGTGTTGTTGTGGGTACTCCGATATTTGCGATCGCTGAAGGAGTTCTAAGCAAGCACTACGACGAAGATGGATATGGCCACTACATCAGAATAGAGCACAATGATAACTACGAGTCTATTTATGCTCACCTACGGGAAAGAACAGAGCAGAATTACGAAAACTTTCGGGTGGACCGTTGCGAGTTTGTTGGCTATTCTGGAAATACAGGATGGTCCACTGGACCGCATCTTCACCTGGGTATTAAACATAATGGTGTTTGGGTGGACCCGTTTCCGCTACTTGGATAAGGAGAAAATAAATAATGTCCGACAATTCTAATTTAATCGCTGATGTTCTACAGAAAACAGATCCAGACCTTTATGCCGCCGTGGACGGCGGAAACAGTTGGAAAGAGGGGGTCCTGACACGGGGAGCCAGGGTAGATAAATATAGAAAATACGAACGTGGGGACCATGACGCAAACCTCACGGAACAGATGCGCAAAATGTTACGCCTAAGTACCGATGATGCTGGTTTGGAAGAGTTCAACGATAACTATTGCCGGATCGTTGTCGAAAAGATGGCCGGTAGGTTGAGCACGTCAGAGATTGCCACCGACGAAGAAGCGGGGCAGGAATGGATAGGCGACACTCTGGAGCGGAACGACTGGGACGCCCTGGAAGGTGAAGTATTCCGTGGGGCAGTCCGGGACGGCGACAGCTATGTCATTGTAGATCCGCTTACGATGAAGTGGGCCGGGGAACCTGCATACGATGGATTCAATGGGGTGGTTGCTATCTATGACGAAATGACACGGGATCCTATTTGGGCTTGTAAGCTATGGTCCGAGGCCAATAATGACGATCTGGCTGAAAACGTACAAGACTCGTCCGTTGAAATGAAAATCGTCGTTTATCAGCCGAAGCGAATAACGTACTGGACCGGAACCGAGTTCGGCGCCCACGTGAAGCCTGACGAACGGGTCCAACGGTTCGACTCTGAGCAGGGCATGATCTCAGGGAACGAACAGCCATGGCCAGTAAGCAAACTACCCCTCGAGCATTTCGTCAATCAGAAGGATAACTATACATCATACGGCGAGAGTGAAATAAGACCCGCTATCCCCCTGCAGAACGTCCTGAACCGTACTCTACATTCGATGGTTATGGCTTCGGAGTTGTCGGCCTTCAAGATCTACTGGTCCATTGGGATGGAAATAGAGAAGGACGGCATAGTGCCGGGATCCGTTATCAATATGGTCGTGAAAGATGCCGGAGGGAATATCGTCACTGAAATGACGCCCGAAATGACCGATTATCTAAAGACGGTCAAGGTCGGAGAGTTTCAGGAAAGTGATATTTCCAACTATACGGAGCAGATCGATACCCTGGTTCGGGAAATTTCCCAAGCTACCCAGACGCCCATCTATGGAATTACGGGGACCGGGAACATATCCGGGGAAGCCCTGAAGCAACTAGAGATAGGTCTAATCGGAAAAGTGAAGCGGTTCCAGCGGGAGAACAATTCGGCTATTCGGTCGCTAATTAATCTAACATCAGAAATGCAGAGCCAGTTTTCTATCCAGGGACTTGACATTCCAGAAGCCCCGGAAATAGACACGGTGGCGGTCACCTGGAAAACGCCCGAAATTATTGACGTGACAGGGCAGATTCAGTCCCTCACCGAAATGAGGGAGAAGGCGCCAGGGCTATGGCCCGACGACTGGTATCGTGAACAGATTGGCCGGTTACTGGATATGACCCAGAAGCAGATTAAAGAACAGGGCGAGGCGGCGGTCCAGAACCAGAGCAATTTCCTTGACCGTCTGGTCGGTGCTGACGGGACCGTGCCGGTGGTGTAATGGCCGATGAAACCATAAAAGAACTAACGAATAAAGAACTGGACAAGCTGTATAAACAGACTGCCGGTCCGATGCTGGACCAGATCCAGGCTATTTCGAATGTCCCCACTTCGGCAATGCAACAGAAGCTGACCGCATTGGACCAGGAGGCTAACCGTCTTGATGCTGATGGGGTGAAGATCAAGGCGAATAATGCTCAACTCGAGCAGACCCTAACCGAGTACCGCAGGACCACGAACACGGCATCCACTCTAATTCAGGCCAGTGACAACGCAATCCAGAACGCCGCCGTTGGAGTTGCAGTTTCGGCGGTCACGTCGAAGGTGTTCGGTGGTGCCGCCGCCGCTATCCTGTCGTCAGGGCGGAACCCAGTTGCCCTGACTTCTATCCCCCTATATGAAAATGCCCTATCGGATGCCGGTGCGAACTGGAATTTCCTATCCCCGGCTGATTTCGCTCAGGGCTACGTCCAGTCCGACGCTTGGCGAGAAAAGATGGACGCCTGGGGTGATGGGTACGCAGATCTCACAGAGCAAACTATAATTGGCGGAATAGCCCAAGGGTGGGGACCCAAGAAGGTTGCCAGTGAAGTTCGGAAACACGCTGAAAATATCCCGGTCCACGCCGCAGAGAATTTGACGCGCACCTTACAAATAACGAGTTATCGAGATGCATCTTTGGGCATGGAAGTTGTGAACAATCAGTTTATAGAAGGTAAAATTCGCATTGCTACTTTGGACGGCGCCACATGTCTCAATTGTATTTCTCTGCACGGAACGCCGCTTGAATTAGGGGAAAAACCTGCGGACCACTACCGCGGGCGTTGTGATGTGTTCTACATAGTTCCAGGCGGGCCAAGAACCCCCGAAGTCATGCAGGCGGATAGCATCCCCGGCGAGCGCAGATTTGTGCCCTATCAAACTGGTGAAGAATGGTTCAACTCATTACCCTCAACTCGCCAGGCGCAACAGGCATCATTTTTGAAAACTCCAGCGAAGTTGAGGGCGTTTAATGATGGCGTTCCACTGAGTGCGTTCAGGGGCGATCATGTAGATGATGTGTTTGGAAATCAGAAGATTGAGCAGAGTTTAGTCAAGGCATTAGGAGATGCTGCGGAACAGTATTATCAAACCAATCAGTAAAGGAGTGATTATGAGTGAAAGGTACGAAATCCCCGGAAAGTTAGCAATAGGCAATCTCGATTATTCTTTGTATTTAGTAGAAGATTTGAAAGCCAATGATGGTGCTGAATTATACGGCCAAATCATTCACGGTCAGACTGACATTTTTCTTGACGCCGACATGAACAAGCAGGGCGTGATGATCATGACGAAAGCATATTGAACGCCTTATCATTTGGCATTTATGGGATTATAAAGAAAAATCCCGAATTGATTGAATGGATGAAAGGAGATGACAATGAGCGAGAAGTTTGAAATAAGATTACCTGCAAGTGATAAGAATGAAAAGCAAATACAGAAGTTTCGTGAAGCATGGGAAGCGGGCAAGGTTATCACTTACAAGCGAAAGAAGTATAATGTTTATCATCTGGGACTTCACAAAGTGTTCGGTGGCAAGCCAGCAGACAATTATTTTATAGTCGGACTTGTGCCAGTTGCAAAGGCGAAAGATGATTAGAGTTCTGGCAGTCAGCTTCGAGCCTCTGCCGATCAGAGAGTGGAATAGCGCGGATAAGCTATCGCGTCAATATGTTCTTGAGATGGACGTATTGAGCAATGGCGCGGCAAAGTATGAAATTGTGGAGCGACGAATATACAGAGAGTTTCCAAAACTAGATCATGATGAGCAATATATTGTAGATACCTATCAGGAAGCCCTAAGAAGCGATCTAAGCGCTTTTCGTGATGTCCATGGCAATTACCCCATGATGGATTATCGCGCCGCTCTGCGTGGTTGCGGGGCATTTACTGGCATCTGGAGAAATCAATTCGATGAAGTCTGGCTCTTTGGCGGCCCTTATTTCGGCTTCTATGAAAGCCGCATGATTGGTCGCACTGCATATTGGTGCAATTCCCCCCCACTCAAGATGAACATTTGCAATTTTATTGTAATGGGATTTAGCAGAGAGCGATCAGTCAAAGAAATGCTGCATAATTTTGGGCATCGCGCCGAAAGTATTTTGCGCAAGAAATATGGCAGTGAATTCGAGGCTTGGATTGAGAAAGTCGGAACGGTTCATAAAATCCCCGGTGGGCCGGAGTATAGTCAGGATGAAAGAGAATGGTTGCGATCTTTGCCGGCCGAATGGTGGAGAGCTGCCCTATACCCCAACAAGAAAGATAGCATAATTGAATGTTGCAAAAAGTGGAAGGAGAGAATCCTATGACCGAACGCATGTTCTGGCAAGCAATACGAGCCGCCCTCCTGGCAATGGTAGCCGCAATCGATCGACGTTACAAATTTGGCAAATACGCCAAATCAAATATTGTCGAGGTATCAGGGAGCGATCCGAGTACTAGTATATCTTAGACATTTTCAGCAAGCCAAGATAAGATGATCTTGGCTCGTTGCCTGGGGGTTGTTTCCTTGATGATCTTTGCATACTCTTCTGATCTCTCGAAGCGCATTTTGACTAATCTCTCTATTCCCGGCTCCGGGGAGCGGCCGAGGCTCTTACCAGGCCCCGGCTTTCGCTTGCCGCCCCATGTTTTATTTTTAGTCATTGAGCCACTCTTCTAAAATTTCGTTTGCGACCTCTGCCGTATTAGCTACTCTGGTT